GAACGCCAAGCTAACTCTGGCAATTACAATAAGATTAGCAACATGGTAGCAGGTGGTAATGATAACATCGTAGCTGGCATATTAAATCCAAAGACATTAACTGACGAGGATGTAAAATTTAGAGAGTCTAGTGGTAATCCATTAGCTCAAAATCCAAATACATCAGCTCGTGGCTTATATCAAATTACTTCTAACGCTAGAAAAGATGCAGAGAAGTTTGATAAGTCATTAGTAGGCTCAAATTATGATGACCCAGCAGTACAAGAGAGATATAGAACTGCTTACAAAGGTGAGTTAGCAAGGCAACTAAAAAGTAAAGGTGTTGAGGTAAATGAAGACAATATAAATAGAGCTTGGGTAATAGGAGCTGGTGGAATGAGTAAACTAGCTAAAGCTAATCCTAACGATCTATTAAAAGATGTATTACCTGCTAGTTACTTTAAAAAAGACAAAAATGGCCACTCTATTAACCCTAATTTAGAAAACAAAACTGTAAAGTATTTTATGACTCATAAAGACCCATATTACAGAAAGAAAACAGTTTAAAAAAACGCTCTGTGAGCGATTATTTTTCTTCAAGGTAGGGTAGGTAGGGGTAAATCAACACAGAGCCTTAAATCGCCTTAGAGGGTATTTTTGGCAAAATAAAAGCCTTACAAATCAATAACTTACAAAACACATATTTATTACCCAAACAGGGTAAAACGAGCTATCGTTAAATAGCAAATTATAAGGAAGAAACATGGACGAGCAAATCAACCAAGAGTCTAACTCAGTTGAAACTCCAAGAAACGCAACGGAAGTTTTCACTGATATGTTAGATGCCGAGGAATCAAACGATAAACCAGAGGTAGAAAATGAAGAAGTGGCAACGGAAGCAGTTGAGGAAACTGATGAAGAAGCATTGGAAGAAGAAGTAGACGAGGAATCGGAAGATGAACCAGAAGATACTTATGAAGACGATGAGTCGGAAGAGGTAGAAGTTGAGGAACGTAAAACTTACAGAGTTAAAGCTAGTGGTGAAGAGAAAGATGTTACCCTAGATGAGTTAGTTTCAGGTTATCAAAAATCAACAGACTACACACAGAAATCTCAAACATTAGCAGCAGAGCGAAAGAAAGTAGAAGCACACGCTCAAGAAATTCAAAATGCTATGCGTACAAGAGAGGCATATGCTCAAAAATTATCACAGGTAGAGCAATACTTAACTAGTCAAGCAAAACCAGGTGAGAATTTAGAAGAATTAAAAGAAAATGACCCAATACAATACGCTATCACAGTAGCGGAACAAACAGAAGCAAACAAAAAGATTAATACAATACGGCAAGAACAGCAAAAGGTAGCTCAAGAACAACATCATTACCGATTGCAGCAACAAAATCAAGTCGTAGCCAATGAAGCTTTAATGTTATCTGAAAAAGTAAAGGAATTTTCTGACCCAAAGAAAGCCGAACAAATCAAGAATGATATTCGCAGCTTTGGGAAAAGTGTAGGATTTAGTGACCAAGAGTTATCGCAAGTGTATGATCATCGCCATGTAATGATATTACAAAAGGCTATGGAGTACGATAAATTGCAGAAAGCTAATCCGGGTGTTACCAAAAAGCTTAAAAGCGCACCTAAGATGGCAAGTAAAACTAAAAAGGTTACGAATACAGATACTTACACTAAACAGAAAAAGCGTCTAAAATCATCAGGTAAGTTAACTGATGCAGTAGATGTATTCAAAAACTTTATTTAAAAGGAAACATAAAAAATGGCAACATATAAAACCTACGATACCATTGGTATTCGTGAAGACTTACAGGATGCGATATATGACATCTCACCTACAACAACTCCATTCATGTCAACAGTTGGCAGAACTAAAGCTAAAAACACATACCATGAATGGCAAACAGACAGCCTAGCTGATGTAAACTTAGCTAACGCACAAGTTGAGGGAGCTGATGCAGTATCTGCAACACTAACACCTACAACTCGTGTTGGTAACTATACTCAGATTTCTGACAAAGTTATCCAAGTTTCAACTACAGATGATGTAGTAGACAAAGCTGGTCGTTCTACAGAAACAGCATATCAGCTTTCAAAAGCTTCTGCTGAAATCAAACGAGACATGGAATCTATCCTATTGTCTGACCAAGAAAAAAATGCTGGTAACAATGCAACTGGCTTTCCTGTAACATCTGAAGCAAGATTACTTGGTGGTCTAGCATCATGGATTAAAACTAACACTGTTGATACAGCTGGTGGCGCACTAACAGAAGATATGCTAAAAGAAGCAGTATTAAAAGCATATAACTCTGGTGGTGAACCTGATGTGCTATTAGTATCTCCAGCTAACAAGCAAGTAGTTTCAACATTTGCTGGTATTGCTGAACAGCGTTATCAAGCTCCAAAATCATCACCAACAACTATTATTGGTGCAGCTGATGTATATTTATCAGATTTTGGTAGCGTATCAGTAGTTCCAGATAGATTCTTATCTGATGACTTCTCATATGTTCTTGACCCTTCAATGGCTTCCGTAGCTTATCTACGACCATTTAAGTCTCAAAAACTTGCTAAAATGGGTGATTCAGAGAAACATCTATTAAACGTTGAGTACACATTAGTAGTAAACAACGAAGCTGCTCATGCAATGATGAGTGACGAAACGTAATATGGCTTTGCCCTCTTCGGAGGGCATTACCTTTAAGGATAAATATGAAATCACACAAGGATGATATAAAGACTACAAGTGTTGGTCTTAATGATAAAGATGAGATAACTATTAAACAAGAGCAAGATGTCTCTGCTTTAATAGACCAAAACAAAAAAGAATATAACAACGCTGAAACTAAATGGTCAGACCAACTGTTCGGAAACAAGGTGGCATCAATACCATACACAGCAATAGACAAACTAAATAAAATGGGGATTATGCAAGGATTTTCAGTATTAGACCAAAAGCGTTTTTTCGCTTGGTTAAATGACCCTGAAAACAGATTCTTTAGAACAAAACCAGGACAATTATAAATGCCAGCTTTTACATCGTATGACAACTTAAAGACTAACATAGCAAGTTACTTGGCTAGGACAGACCTAACCGAGCAAATACCTATGTTTATATCGTTAGCAGAGAAAAGACTTAACAGAGATTTAAGACTTAGACAGACTTTGCAACAATCTACATATGCTATGTCGTCTGGATTTACAGTACCAACTCCAGCAGATTTCTTGGAAATGCAAGATATACACTTAGAAGCTAATCCGATCATACCTTTGACGTTCCAAACAGTATCACAATTCTACAGAAGAAATGGTGGTTCAAATGCACAAGGACAGCCTATTAACTACACACTAGTTGCTGATAACTTTGTACTAGCTCCACAACCAACTGGTGCTACAACAGTAAACATGACTTACTACAAGATACCACAACCAATGTCAGATACTAATCCTACCAACGAATACTTAGATGTATGCCCTGATTTAGTGTTATATGCCTCATTAGCAGAGTCAGCTCCATTCTTAATGGATGATCCTAGACTAGCTACATGGAATAATATGTACCAAACAGGATTAGCAAGTATTACAAAATCAGACGAATCAAGTACATTCCCAGCACAACCACTATCAATTCAACTTACAACATAGGACACACAAATGGATTTTACCAATTATTTAGCAGATAAACTAGTCAATGCAACTGTAAGGAATATACCTTACACAACTGAAGAGGACGTTTATTTGGGATTGTTTACATCAGACCCAACAAAAGAAGCTTTAGGAGTTGAAGTAGTAGCTGAATCTTATACTAGGCAAAAAATAGTATTTAATGAGCCAGTAGATGGCGTAACAAATAACTCAGCTCAAATAGATTTTGCAACAGCAACAAGTAATTGGGGTTTTGTAGGTTGGGTAGGAATTTTTGATAACACAGTATCTGGTAACTTACTTTATTTTACAGCATTAGAAAGTATAAAAGAAATTCTGACTGGCGACCAACTTAGATTTAATCTTAACGAAATCAAACTACAATTAACATAGGATAAAAAATGGCAATTCAATTAAAGGATAGAATATTTACACTATGTACAACCACAGGCACAGGTGATTTGGTTATTGGTGCTACTAAAGATGGTTACCAGGGTTGGGGTGGTATTACATATGGCAACACAGTTTACTACTGTATTACAGACAATGCAGAGTGGGAAGTAGGTTACGGAAACTACTTGAACAGAGGTTCAACACAGGCAATATCAAGAACTGTGTTATCCTCATCTAATAATGGTGAAAAGATAAACTTATCAGGTAACTCAAGCATATTCTGTACATACCCCTCTGAGAAAGCTGTCTACTTAAATTTAGATGGAAATATAGAAATACCTAGCTCAAATATTAATGCTAAGAAATTTAGTGGTGATGGTGGTGGTATTACCAATATTAATGCTGAAACAAATAACCTAGCACCTGAAGCACCAACAGATGGTGAGACATATGCTCGTAACAACAAGACATGGGTATCTATTAGCGATAGCTCTGGTA